GGTTCCTAGGCGCGCCCATTTTGTGGGAGTTAACTTAAGAAACTTTTGGTTAACCACTTACAAAATAAAATTCGTGTAACTTTCCTACCACTATGAAATATCCCTCTTTAGTAACAAAGAAAATTAGCGAACTTTCGCCAGCAAAATACAACCCCAGAACAATTACCTCTGATGCCCTGGGTAGGCTCACAAAATCCTTGAGCGAACTTGGAAATATTCAGCCCATCACCTGGAATGCAAAAACTGGTAATGTGGTTGGAGGACACCAGAGGCTTAAATGTTATGAGGCTCTTGGAAAAGATGAGGTGGAGGTGTGGGCAGTTTGGCTAGATGAGACACAAGAAAAAGCGGCGAATCTTGCTCTTAACAAATTGAGTGGTGAATTTAATATGCCCCAACTCAAAGACATCCTGGAAGAATTAGATGCGGGGGAGATTGATGTTGATATAACTGGTTTTAGCCTGGAGGAAATTGGTGAGATGATGGAGGCAACAAGCCCAGGGGATGAGGAAGGTGGAGGGGGTGAGAAGTGCTTGGCTTGTGGGAAGCCCTTGTGAGAAATGATACGACAAACAGACCTAGCCTCAAAATGGAATGTCTCAAGGGCGGCCATTTCAAAGTTTGTAAAAGCAGGAATGCCACTTACAAGTGTGAGCGACGCAGAACGCTGGAAGCTTGCAAACCAAAAGAGAGTCAGCAAGACAGAGATAACCCTAATACCATCCAAGACCTCCTCCGAGCCATCGAAAGAATTGGATGCAGAGTCGTACAAATCGACAAGCTCGCTTGGCAGATTGAATCGAGCAAAGCAAGCCGAGGTAGTTGCTTACTCATTGGTAGCTACAGCGGCAACAAACAAAAACCCAGTTGCAATGAGGTCAGCAGTTCAAGGATGGGGAGAGGCAAAAAAAAGAGTCGCAGAGGCAGAAATGGAACACGCCAGGTTCGAGGAGATAACAAGAGTGGTGGTAAGGATGGACGAAGTAAGAGAAGTTTTCGGGAAGTGGCTTGGGGCAATTAGAAACCTAATGGATGCTATGCCTTCCAGCTTGGCGGCCAGGGCAAACCCCAGCGACCCAGAATGTGCCAAGAGAGCAATTCAAGAGGGCATAGATCAAATCTTTGTAACGATTCAGAAAGCAGAGGGAGCATTCAAATGAATGAGTGCTTCATTGTTTTGCTGGTAGCAATCGCAATCCTTGGCATTGTGCTTCCATTCTTTGATCGATGAAACGCTCTCCACTTAAACGCAAAACTCCACTCAAACGAGGTGGTAAATTACGCCCAGTATCTGCAAAAAGAAAAAGGCAAAATGAAGTCTATAAAGATGTTCGTGAGAAGTTCCTGGGCAACAATCCAATCTGCCAGGTGTGTAGATGCAAGATGGCAAGCCAAGTACACCATAGAAGGGGGAGGTTTGGGGATAGGCTAAACGAGGTAGAGTTCTTCCTGGCAGTTTGCTTTGAGTGCCACCACGAAATCCATCACAATCCAGCCTGGGCGTACGAGCTTGGGTATATGGTTAAGAGATGAATCAGATTGAAGAGGCGAAGGATTTTGCACGCCTTTTATTTGAGCCAAGGGAGCAACTTTCTATTCCAGAATGGGCAGAGAAAAACCTAACTCTTTCAGCCAGGGTAACAAACATACCTGGGGCATACTCCACAAATCTTACGCCCTATGTTCGCGAACCCCTGGAGGCTTTTGGGGATGATTCAATTCGCAGGGTGGTGTTGGTATGGGGGGCGCAAACAAGCAAAACCACAACGATTCTAGCCGGCCTAGCGTACAGAATAGCAGAGCGACCTTGCCCAGCATTGTGGGTAATGCCTAGTGAGCATTTGGCTAGGTCATTCACAGAAACTAGGTGGTTGCCTATGATTGACGACTGCCCAGCATTAGCCAGGGAAAAGCCCGACAATACCGATAAAATAAAGATACTCGAACAACACTTCAAGCGATGCTCTGTATGGTGGGCTGGAACTAGCCCCTCCGCTCTTTCTAGTCGCTCAATTGCCTTGTTGTGTATGGATGAGGTGGACAAGTTCCCAGAGCAAGCAGGGTCTGGGCGAGAAGCTAACCCAGTTCAATTAGCAGAGGCTAGAGTCAGCACCTACCCAAACCATCTAATCATCGCTACCAGCACCCCAACAACTGCCGACTCCATTATATGGTCTGAATGGCAGAAGGGAGATATGCGTTTTTATTTTGTTCCTTGCCCACATTGTGGACACAAACAAAAGCTAGTTTGGGGGCAAGTGAAGTGGGATGAGTCAGCAAAGATTGAGGATGGGGTTTATGATTTTAAGCTGGTTAAATCCAGCACCTACTATGAATGCCAGGAGTGCAAGGGCAGGATTACAGATGGACAGAAAACAAAGATGTTAAGAGAGGGTGAATGGATAGCGACCAACCAGAAGGGTGAACCAGCCAGGCGCTCTTACCACTTAAATGGTCTCTATGCTCCCTGGGTTTCCTTTGGAAGCTTGGCAGTAAAGTTTCTGCAGGATAAGCACAATGGAATTATAGGGCTACAAGACTTTGTGAATAGGGTTCTGGCGGAGCCTTGGATGGAGCACGAAAGCGAGAAGATGGAGATTGTGCCTGGTGATTACAAGATGGGTGAGGTGAGAGTAAATGAGAAGTTGATTATGTCTTGCGACATCCAGGAGGCTGGTGGTTTCCACGCCTGGTGTGTGGTTAGGGCTTGGAACTTGGAGGGGCAATCAAGGCTTGTGTGGGCTGGTAGGCTGGAAACCTGGGGAGACATCCAGGCAAAGGCAGAAGAGTTTGGGGTAGAATCAAAGTGCGTATTCTGCGATTCGGGCGATCAGACCAGAGCAGTTTATTATAATTGTTGTGTGAATGGGTGGATAGCATTGGTTGGTTCAGATAGACCCAGCTTTTCTGAAATTGTTGGTGAGCAAAAACTCCAACGCCCGTATGCTCGAATTGCAAATGGCGACCCATTTAGCGGTAAGGCAGTTCAGTCAAAGGCTGGGTGGAAGTGGAAGTTTTGCCCAGTTTGGAGGTGGTCAAACCCATCCATCAAAGACATTCTATCAAATCTTATAAAAGAACCTGGCTACATAGCCCTGGATACCCCAGATGTCTGGAGAGTACACATTGAGTCAGAGGTTAAGGTAAGAGTGAAAAACCCAATGACGGGAAGAGAAAGGCTGGTGTGGAAGCAAGTGGGTAAGCATAATCACTTAATGGACTGCGAGTGTATGAACATCGTTGGGGCGGCACTTTACGGAAGGCTAAAGGTTGCCCCTGCAAGCTTGACAGAGGAGGTTGAGAATAATGGCGAAGGGTGATTTCATTGGGCTACCTCTTGCCACCTTAACCTCCTTGCGTGATAAGTATGTGGCTTGTCTTGAGGCGATTGCGGTGGCGGGTTCAAGCTATTCAATAGCTGGTCGTTCGTTTTCAAGAGCGAATCTCGGTGAGGTAAGAGATACGATTGCAGAATTAACCCTGGCTATTCAAGTGGTCAATGGCACTCGCATACGCACTACCTATGCAAATTTTAGCGACTATAGTTATCCAAATTCAACTAACCCAAGATTTTCATAGTTTGTGAAGAAAGCCTCTCTTAATCTCATCGACAAGGCTATCGCCTTCATCAATCCCCAGGGAGCAGTTGATAGGCTTGTTGCTCGTCAGAAAATTACAAACTTTCAATATGATGCGGTGAGATACACCAGGGAGAGGCAGGGGCCGAGCGCTCTTACTGGTGCAGAGGATTTCCGCTCTAACTATGATCGCGTCCAGTTGATGCGCAGGGCTAGAGACTTGGCAGACAATTTTGGGCTTGTTCGATCTCTCCTATTGAAGTTCGCAGGGCACGCCGCCGCTAATATTTCTTACCAGGCACGAACCGAGAACCCAGAGGTCAATATAGAGGTTGAGGCATATTGGGCTGGGTGGTGGGATAAATGCGACATCACCACAAGACATACTGGTTCGACTATGATGCAAGTGGCAATAATGTCGATGTTGCGCGATGGCGATTTCCTTTTTGTTTTGGTCAGAGATTCGGACGGCAATCTTAAAATACAAGGCATTGAGGGTGATAGACTTGGCGACCCATTTAGAGTTTATACAAGTCAAGAGTTGATTGGTGGAATTCATATTGACCAGGCCACCGGCGCACCTACTGCTTACGATATTTATAATAGAAGCTTTGGGGATTTCTACTCTTTCCAAACCACAATTCCATCAAGCCAAGCCTTTCATTTGTTTGACCCTCTACGCATCGACCAATATCGTGGCATATCTGCTTTCCACGCCGCCATCAATGACTGCACAGACATATACGATATTATTAACTTTGAGAAAATGGCCGCAAAGGTTGCATCTTCTCAATCCGCAGTAGTTCGCAGAAATAACAATAATGCCTCTGATTTGTCCTCTCTATCAACTGACCAGGACATCAACGGGAACACGGTTCACTTGGAGGCTATTGAGTCTGGCAAGATTTCCTACCTAGAGCCTGGAGAGGATATTGTTTTTCCAGAAGGCCCGAGCCGTCCCTCTGGTGCATTTGCAGAGTTTCATAAAATCCTATTGAGGAACATTTGCCTTGGCCTGGGCATCCCATATAGCTTTGCTGTTGACCCATCCTCTATGAGCGGGCCGACTGCAAGACTTGAGATGCAACAAGCAGGGCGAACCTTCCGCAGATACCAAAAACTCCTGGATGATAAGGTGCTTCGACCAATCAAAAACATTGTGATTGCAGACGCAGTTGCAAGAGGACTGATTAAAAACAATGTTGGGAGCAGAACAACCAAGGGAATCTTTAACTTCGGGGCTAATGTTTCCATAGATTTAGGTAGAGAATCCGCCTCTGCAATCTCTGAGTTCAAAACTGGACTCCGAACTGCCGCCGACATTTACGCAGAGCGAGGCCAAGATTTTGAAAGTGCTATGAGGCAAAGGGCGATTGAGGCCAAGCTAATTAAGGACTTGGCAGGGGAATACGAAGTTTCAGCAGATACAATTTCAGACATCGCCGCAGAGGGTCTAACCAGGGACTCACAACAACCACAAGCACCAGCAAAAGATG